CCATCATTGTATGTAGCAGAAAGAATCCTTCCGTCTGCATCTTTCTCTACTGCAAGGTACTCAGGATTCTCCTGCAAAGAGAAAATATCAAGAAGTTCTTGTAGATTGGTATCTATTGTGCCTACCTTTTCCTGCAATGATGTAATATCTGATTGAAGCTGAGAGATAACTTGCTTCAAGGCATTGACTGCATGGATTTCACCAATGATTTGTCCGTCTCTTCTGATACCAAAAAGTACATGGTTAGCAGCATCAAGCCAGACTGCGAAGAACTCTTCATTCTGCTCAATGTGATACATTTCATTGAGAGGATAATATGGCTTCCCAGTTGCTCTGTAGATACCAAAGAGAACCTTATCCTCAGCATCCACTATAGCCTTGATAAACTCCTCATTCTCAATTACTCTAAAGCACTCCTTTACTTCATCTTCAATGAGAGACTTGCCTTTTTCTTTGTCTACCTTACCTTCCTGCAATGCTGCGATGCTTGCAGACAATTCTTTCTTGGCAGCATTAATAGCTTCAAGAATATCTGTCTTATCCTGCTGGCACTGGTTGATAATTTCCTGTAACTTGGCTCTGATTGGTGCAGGAATACCCTTACCCCACTCAATGGAACCATCAAGCTGGATTCCAAACAAGAAGTGGTCTTCTGCATCTACTATTGCCTTGATGAACTCTGGAGACTCAATTTCACGGAATGGAAGGGCAAACTGGGAGACTACCTTTTCCTTTGAATCACCGAAATCTTGTGCAATATCTTCCTTGTTGAATTTCTTAGCAATCTCGGCATCCTGTGCGGTATTCTTGGCGGTCTGCTCTGAAAACGATTGCTTCACCTCCCCAGCATTTGCCTTCTTTGCCAGCTCAGCATCAACAGCCGCCTTGTCTGCCTTCTTGCCGATATTGTCTTCTTGTGCTTTGATAATATCCGCAAGACCAGTGAGAGCACCGCCTACCCTCTCGGCTGTGTTCTCGCCCACCTGCGTAGCGTTCTTGACCGCTGCCGCCTGCTGTTTAATTTCGTCTATTGTTGCCATATATTAATCTCCTATTGCGTGAATGTGTGCCCTCGTTCCTCGCTGTGCCTTCACTTCCCCTTTCGGGGTGAATGCCTTGAGGTATTCAAGGGAATCTGATAAATATCTTTCTGCCATATCCATGATGTCGTTATACTGCTTGTTGCTCGAAACGTCTTGAACATGGTCCGAATAATCGTCTCTGTGACGCATTCCACCTGCTCGGCTTATAATTGTTCCATCAGCACGGAAAAGTCTCGCATACGTGAAATAAGCGAGTGCCTTGCGTATTCCGCTTATGTACTTCTGCACCTTGGTTTCGTCTTGGCTGTATTCGCCACCGTCCAGGAAAGTTGCAGGCTGGAAATCGGGCAAGACAGAATCGCCCCACTCTCCCTGCTCGGTCGCTGCCTTGAACCGCTCCCACCCGATGGCTGGTATGATGTTCGCATCTTCGCATTCCCGAATGTATGCGTTCACTTCATCCTCATCTAGGTGCGTGCTGGTCGGTCGTGCCAGTTCTCGGAACTGATCAACCGTGATAAGTTGTTTTCTTTCTCCCATAGGCTCAATCAATTAATCTATCGTGTTGTTCCCTGCAACATCGCTGCTGATATACTTCAGCGGCTGTAGTTTCGGGTCTAGGTTCTGAATGGCTGGGTCATGCCAGTTTTTGAAAATCTTCTTAAAGGATCTCTCGATAAAACGCTGCTCGGTCGTCACTTCGCCTGCATAGTATTCGTAAGCGTCCTGCATAACTTGTCCGCTGAATCCCAGCTTGCCAATACGGATGGAGTAGAAGAGTTCTTGGTGGAACTGTGCGTAGATGCGCTCGATAACGCTGCTGTCGGTCACGGAAAACTCCTTGTCGAAGTTCTTCGTTGGGAAAGCCACAACCTTCGGTTCGTCTTCCTCATTTTCAACCTCTACAGCTAAAATCTTCGCTGTATTCTCATCACCTTGGAACTGCAAAAGGTCTTCATCGGAAATCATCTGTCCGCTCTCCACCTCTTCGCCTTTCTCGTTGAACTTAGGCACGCCCTTCTTGGTTACGAGCATACACGATACGAGGAAGTTATTGCGGACGTTTCGCATCTTCACGTTTCCCAGTCCCTCATCGGTCGAAATCTCAGTAATGGCTGAATCATAGCTGGCTGTAGGATAAATGAACTGTCCGTCTAGACTCTGCCACAGAACCTGCCCCTTGTAGCTATCGATGCCTCCTGCGTTTTCAATCTGTTCAAGAACGATGTCGGGGTCGGGATTGAAAATGTTGATGCGTTCAATAGTCTTGCCGTTCACCATCAACCGCTTTCCGTTCCTCGTTTTCTTCTGCTCCCAGTCTGGATGCAGCAAGACGTGCGTCACGTTCCCCTTGTCGTCCGTCTCTTCAAGGCGGCAATTTTCAAAGGGTACGTGGCTCACGCTCGACACCTGCCCTAGAACGTTGTAGTTTACGTGAAGGGCGAATCCTCCAAACCTCGCAAGGTCTTGCGCTACGTTCCGAAGCAAATCGTCTGCCGTGTCCCCTTGCTGGTTCATCGCCAACGCTGCTAGAATGTCGCTATCAAAGCCGTAGCCCTCAATAAATCGGGCGTAGCGGTTAAGGCACAGCATTGCCGTTCCGCTGGCTTCCGTGATGCGTGCGAGGTTCTGCGGATAAAGATTATCATATCCGTATGCCTGCATCTTGAATCGGCTGACGTAGCCAATATCAACCCTTCGCTTTGGCTTTTTAACTGTTTTAACGTTCATACTGCTTGTGTCGTTTTACTTGTTGTTTTGTTACTCTTCCTTGCCTGCTTTTTCGGCTTGGTCGAGGTCTTTCTTCTTGTCGCTGCCTGCTGCTTTTTCGGCAGGATCTTTCCCGGTGGTATCATCTGAACCGCTGTCGCTGCCTGCTGGCGGCCGCTTGTTCTCGATGAGTTCCTCGCTGGGCATCTTTTGGAAGTAGCTTTCCATGTGTGGGTACTTCGTCAGATATTCGTGCGCTACCTTGTCGGTCAGGTTCTCATTCGTGAAAATCTTACCATGGTAGAAATCCGGGCAGGAAATGATAAAACCTGCCTTCATTGCGTAATTACATGTTTTTGGCATTGCCTTTTCTTTTTTGAGTTTTAGATATATTTCTATCAGAGCATCGTGGTAACACTGCTGGCAGGTTGTCGGTACAAACCGCTTGCGTGTTACCTCGAAGTAAAGAGTTTCGATAACTGCCTTGTCGGTTGCATCAAAGGGACTGTCGAAACGTGCCTTCAACTCCTCGACCTTGGCTGTCGCTTCCTTGTATGTCATAGGCTACGCTGCTGCTTCCGTCAGAAGGCTCTTATACTTGGCTGCTGTGGTCTCGCTGTCTGTGTCGAAGAAGAAATAAGCTGCCTTCGGTACGCTCTCCTCTTCCAGCGTGATAAGCCAGCCACCCTCGGTGTCATCTGAGTACTTGTCGTTCTCGCCTGCACTTGCCTTCAGTGCCTGCGCATATCCGAACACCTGATACTCTGCATTTCCGTCCGCTCCCTTAGAGAGGTTGCGCAGGATGATAACGAACTTTCCGTTCGCCAGTCCGTCAATAATATTGGCGCAAACGTCAGGTGTGTTAGCCAATACCACGACTGCTACGGTGTTCTTCCAGCTGTTGCGATACGTGCCAACATTCAGCTCTGTCTTGGTTCCGGTAAATGGCTTGCTGCCCTCCTGCCGGATGGCGTATGCCTTCTTGCCAGTCTTCAAGACCAATGTTTTAATTGTATTACCTACGACAACGGACTTGGTGAAGTCGATGTCGTCTCGGTTGATGATAAGTCCATCGCCCTCCAGTCCCTTCGTTACCTGTTCTTCGCAAGGGATGATGATGTCCTGGGCGATAAGGCTCTCGCAAGTTGTTGCCATATTAATTCGTTTTAAAATTGTTATATCCCCAACACCGTTTGTGGGTGTTGAGGATTCATAAGAACTTAATATTAAATTGAAAATTTGAAGCGATTAGTAAGCTGCATGGATCATGTCCTCTTCGAGGAGAGCCGTGCCAATCATACCGGTAGCATAGAGATAGTTTCTGCGCTCCTTCTGGTCGAACCAGATGTCGAGGTCGCTGATGAGATTATCTGCATCTGTACCAATCATAAGGTGCTTAGGATTGCAGAACACCGCGCGGTGTGGAAGGTTGACTGTCGTTGCGCCCTTCTCGTATGATTTAATCATTCTGTCCCAAATGCCGACACGCGCAATCTTCACTCCGTTGTAGGTCGCTACTTCGAAGCCATCGAACAACTTCTCCCATGGCATAATGTCGTGGTAGGTCTTCTTGAGGTCGTAGGTCAATGCATCAGCAAGCGAGCGTGTCATGAGCAACACAGCATCACTATCGTCAACGATACGTGTGTCTGCATCCATCAGTATGGTGTCTACAAGTGTAGTAGCCGCACCATTCTTGCGCAATGCAGAAATCTGCAATGCTGCCGTGGTCTCGCTGTTGGCTGCGATGGTGGTATGGTTCTTGGTCGCTGTAGCTGCAAAGATGCGCTTGAATAGACCATCGCAGACGTTGAAATTACTGATATCTAAGCCTGCTGTCAGCTTGCCTCCACCGCCACCTTCTTCACTTGCCAGTGCTGCCGCCTTGTCACCAAACCAGCCGAAACGCCAAATCATCTGCTGCATGGCTCGCTGGAGTGCATCGGCATAAATTGTCATGAAGTCGGTGCTGGTGAGGTCGCCAATAGCTGTACCAGTCTTCAATGAATACTCTGCGATGGTTCCCTTCAATGCCTCGTAGCAAATCTTGAGAGGGATTTCCCACTGTCCGAGTTCCCAACGCTTCTGAGAATTAGCGATACCCTTCTCCTCATAGGTAGGGTCGCAACCGCCACCCTTCTTACCTACCATTTCCATCTCTCCGAGAAGAGCGATAGGGTCTTTCTCTTTGACCTTCTGAATGTTCACGAATGAAGAGAAGTCTTCATCGTTGTAGAAGGTTTCCTGCACTGCATCCTTGATGCTTGCGAGGTTTTCCGGCTCGAGTTTAAGGTTCTCGAGCTGCTGTTTTGTAAATCCTGCCATTATTTTCTTTTGATTTAATGGGTTAATACTTTATTACTTCTTGCCCTTTTTGTGGAGCTTGGCAAGTCTCTCCTTGATAGCGTTCTTGCCTTCCTCGACAGCGTTCACGTTGTCGCCTGCACCCTTGCCGCTTGGCTGTCGCTGTGCTGGCTGGTAGTGGCTGCTGTAGCCTGCCAGCACCTTCTCTGCACCGCCTGCCATCTTCACGGCATTCAGGATGCGCATGTCTTCCTTGCTCTTTGCGAGATTCTGTGCGCCTGCCAGCTGTGCCTTGGTGTCGTTCAACTGCTGTTTGAGTGCTGCTACCTGCTGCTTCAACTTGGCTACGGTTTCGTTGTCGGTGCTTGATGCGCTGCCGCCCTCACCGCCTTCATTGCCTTCACCGCCTTCATTGCCTGCGGTCTGAATGTCGGTAATTACACCGTCCTCGACAACGATTGTCTTGCCATCTGGCATTTCAAACGTTCCGTCCGGACTTGCCTTGTCGCCAACCTGTGGATCTCCCTCTTCTCGCTCAACGGTCAATGTCTGTCCGTCTGCTGTGTTGAATTCCATCGCTTGTGGCTCTGCCTTGGCTTGTGGCTCTGCCACCGCCTGTTCTGCTTCCTCCAGTGTCTTCACGCCCAACTTGGCGAGAATCTGGTCGATGAGAGAAGCCTTTACTTCTGTCTTTTTCTCCATTGCTTTTGGATTTTGTTGTTTTGAATTAATGAATTGTTCTATGTTGCGTTTCGATGCGCTTGCGCTGATTGGTGCAACGGTGCTGCTGATAAGACCTAGGCGCAATGCTTCGCTGGTGTTGATGAATATGTCCTTATCCATCAAGGTCTGTATCTCTTCCCGGTCGCACTCGCACCGCTCTACGTATGCGTCCACAAACTTATCCTGCCACATCTGCATTTCCTCGCCCAGGTTCTTCAAGTCCTTTGCGCTCAGCTGGTCGCCCAACCCCCAGCCAGGAACATACGGATTGTGCAGCAGGAAGGCAGCGTTCTCGTATGCCTTGCGGCTCTCCTTTGGTGCTGCGAGCATGATGATTGTTGCCATGGATGCTGCCTTGCCCTCCACGGTGCAGGAAATCTTCTTGCCGCTCTGTCGCAGTCGGTCGTAGATTGCCCAGCCTTCAACCACCGAGCCGCCATTGCAGAAGATGCGCATATCGATTGTATCATCGTCTTTCGGTATGCTTGCCGCAAACGCATCTATGTCCTGGAAACATACGCAGTCGCCTCCACACCATTGATACCAAAACTTGTTATCTTGACTGTCGATGTCGTTGTATATTCTGAGTTTTGCCATTGAATCGTGATTTTTTAAGTTTTAAAACGCTGCAAAGATACAATATTTTTCAATATGTTTATCTCGTAAGCAGTTAATTTTTCTAAACAAGCCGAAATTTTGCGTTCTAAGCGGCTTTTATTGCCTTGGGTGTGTAACTTTACCACCTTCAAGCGAAAACCGCTCAGAACGCAAATCTTGATTAAATAACTGCAACCTTAGAGCCTGCCGATATTTTCTATCGTCTGCACTCTCCGCTGGGTTCTGTTTATCTCCTCCACGCTCACTACTGGCTGTGGAGCCATCTGATACCCTCTTGCTACAGCTGCCGCCAGCATATCCATGCCGATGTTGCTGCCACCGTTGTTCACTACAATAGGAACACCACCTCCTAGCTGGTTGAATGCGGATAATATCGGGCTGAACATCGATGTCGCCTTGGCGGTCATTACGCTCTCGCCATTGGATAGCCTTGCCGGGATGCTGTCGCTCGTTCCAGTGCCCGAGCCTTGGACGTAGCCACCAGTGGAGAAGCCTTTTATTGCTGCCTTGGCTGCTGCAAACGCTGCCTTGATTAAAGCAAGCTTGGCTGCTGCACTTGCAACTCCTGCCCATCCGCCATGAAGAATACTATCTGCAAGAATAGCTGCATAAGTCGCAGTTATTTGCTTCTCTATCGCATCTAGGTAGGTTGTCAGCATGGTTTTGAGGAAATTATGAAAGGTCAGATCCTGGCTCTCGAAAAACGAAGATAAACCATCACCGATTGCCCCGATGTAATCGGCTATCATTTGGTTCTGCTCTTGAAGTTTCTGTTGCTTGTTCTTGTTTTCGTCAGCTTGCAACTGCAAAGTCGTATCGTGTAGTTCCTGCTGTAGCTGCTTCTGCGCTTCAACATTCTCTTGGGTCATTGCCAGCTTCTGCTCTAGGAAAGCCTTGTATCTCTCCAGCTTGGCTGTATCGTCTTCCTCTCCAGTGCCACCGTTCATGATGTCCGCATCCTTGCGTGCCTTCTCTGCGTCCTCGAACTCCTTGTTGATTTCGTCCACAATCTCTTTTGCTTGGTTCTTCAAGTCTGCTTTCGCCTTTATCATGATGTCGAGAAGTTTTGCCTGCATTTCCTGCGCTTTTTCCGCTCCAATTTGCCCTGCCGCCACGTATGCGTCAATGCTCCTAGCCACCATGTTCTTCTCCAGCTGTTCGAGGTCGTTGCTGTAGTCTCGCTCGTTGTCGTACATGCCTGCAAGGTATCGCTTCTTAGCGTCCATTACTTGCTCGTTGTACTGAAACTGGATAAGTGCAATCTGTGCCTGCAATTCTTTCTCCTGCTTCTTCCTGCGCTCTGCCTCTGCCTTGGCTTCTGCTTCTTCCTTGGCTCTCTGTGCCTTGGTCTTGGCAGTGCTGCCCTTGGCTGCTGGTGTCGTTCCCTTGTTTCCGTTCACTGTCTCGCTGCTGGTCGCTCCACCGTCTAGGTTCGCAAGTTTCAGATGTTTCAGTCTTCCGTTGACGGTGTTCTCGAATCCGTCAGCAAAGGAATTGCCTATCTCGATGCCAGCGTTCTTGATGTCGTGCCATGCTTCCTTGATTGTGCCGGATATGTCAAACATCTCCTTGAATCCCTTCTGTGCCTTGGATAGGTCGAAAGTCACGATACCTTCGAGTATATCAAGCATGCCCTTGGCTGCAAAGCCCATCCTCTTGAATGCGTCTATTGCTAGATTGCATACAAGTTTTATCGCATTCCACATCAAGCGGAAATTTATGCCGATCGCATTGATTATCCCTCGCAACAGAAGGCTCTCATTGTACCAGTCGATGAAGTAGTTGATGGTGTTGAACAAACCCTTCATTATCTGAATGAGCACCTTCGTTCCGAATTGCTTTCCTGCCGTGATGATTGATGCAAAGCCCTTTTGACTGAAATCGAACATAGAACTCATATAGGTGTTCAGTTCCTTCTGTAACTTGATGTTCTCCAGCTGCACATCTCCCCACGCTCCAGTCTGCTTCTTCACTTCATCAAGGCTGGTACTCATCGTGTCGAGCTGTTCGATAAGCTGAATACCTGCTTGTGCTCCCTGCTTACCGAAGACGTTTTTCAGAACATCGCCCACCTGCTGGCTGTCCGCTCCGAAGTTCTTCATCTTCGTGCTGACCTCTTGGATAACATCAAAGGTACTTTTCGTTCCGTTGGCTAGGTCTTCCTGCACTTGCTTGCTTGAAATACCGATAGCATCAAGGCTGGAAGCCGTGCCGCTGCTCATCTCACGGATTTTCTTGCTCGCCATATCGATGATGTCGAGACCCTTGTCGCTGAAGATACCGCTACGTGTCTGCTGGATGATAGCCACCATCTGGTCTGCCGATATTCCTGCATCGTGGAAGGTAGGCGCATACTGCTGTATCTTCTGCAACATATCGCCCGATAGGTCTGCACCGCTCGCAAAGCCCTTGTTGATTACGTCCATCGCCTGCTCGCCCGATAGATGGAAATTAGCCATAATGTTGTCAGCCGTTCCGAGAACGTCCTTGAAATCCTTTCCCATCGTGTCCGCTGTGGCTGCGATGCTGTTCCTCATCGTCTCCAATGCTTCCCCGGTGTAGCCAGTGAATTCCTTTGTCAGTCGTGTGGCTTCCATCAATCCCTTGTTGTAGTCAAACCACCACTTGAAGGCCATTCCTGCGCCTGCAACTCCTGCCAATCCCAGGAATACTGGGTTTGTTGCCAATCCTATAAGGGTTGAGCCAAAAGCCTTGATGTTAGGGATGATGCCCTTAACGTTCTGTCCGAGGTTCACTACTGTGTTTGCAAAGCTGTTGATGCCTTCGCCAACTCCTCCACCGCCACCCATCGGCACCACATGCTGAAGGTCGGCAGCAAGGTCGAGCATGGAGTTGTAGTAATTACCTACATTCCGGTAGTATCGCTGGGTCTGTTCCTCTGCCAGTTTCAACTTTTCCGTAATCTCGTTGATGTGCTTGGCTAGTGCCTGCCCCTTCGCTCCCTCACGCTCTGCCTTCGCCATTTCATCATACTTCTTGGTGGCATTGGAAAGCTGGGCACGCAGCTGCTTCAAGCTGCCCTCCTGCTCGTTCTCTGTGCGCACGTTGTTCTGTATTTCCTTCTGCAGGGTACGCACATTGTACTGGTATTCCTTGATGGTTGCGTTGATGGCTTCCGTCTGCACCTTCATTTCGTTTGTCGTGATGGTCTTGTCTTTTTCCTGCTGCTGCAAGTCCTTGATGGATTGCTTCAACTGGTCTATCTTCTCCTTGTATCTGATGATGCCATAGATTGCATCCTCGTACTTGACCTTGATATCAAGTATCTGCTGTTTGTCTTCACTTACCATAGTTTTTTGTCTTTTAATTGTTCAACTCTATCATTGTTACCACGCTGTATCCGCTGCTTGTGGTCTTGATTTCGAGAACCGCAAAATACGCTCCATACTGTGCAAGGTACACTGGCTTCGTTTCATCAAAGTTCAGTATCTCCAAATCGGACAGGTTGAACCGTTCCGTTATCTGATGCGGGTTCGCCACCGTCTTTCTCAACTTTTCCAGCTTGCTGTCGAAGATACCTTGCAGGTCGATGTTGAAAGCCAATCCCGCATAGCCGGTATCGGTTTTTGTAAGGTTCACAATTCGGTCTTTGCACGCCTTGTACTTGGTGGCGGTCTGTACCGTTAACGTGGTTCTACCAAAGGTACGTTGCACACTCTCCCACTCGTATATCGGTATGCGGTTTCCGTCCGTGGCTGCGAATGGCAGCGTGCAAACGTCCTGCGTATATTCCAGCGTCTTGTTGTCTATCTCCATATCCGCATCGTGCTTCTGATAGACGGTATCGTCATCCTTCCACTTGTAGATATTATGCTGGCAATATTCCTCTACGCTGAAATCGGTCTGCCTTGGATGGTTGCAGGCTTCGCTTGGGATGAGCTTCTTCGTCCAGTCCACCGCTTGCGCCTTGGCTTCCCATAGGTTCACGATGTCTGCAAACGCAAGTGTTCCACCGATAAACCGCTGGCTTGGAAACGTTGATGTCAGAATGCAGATACACTTCAAGAAGTCAGTTACCTTGATGTCGGGAAGGTTCTTGCCGATATGGAAATTACCACCGTAGGGTACTTCATCGCTCTGCTTGATGCTGGCAGACAACCGTCCGTTGTAACATCTCAATCCGTTCAATCTCTGGTTTTTCGGGTGCTTCATTTCGAAGGTCACGATGTCGCCCTCTTCCAGTTCTATCTCCCCTCGTCCTGCTGCAAGGTGTATGAATCTACCTCCTACCAGCTGGTCGCTGGTGTCGCTTACTGTTGGATCAACATCTTCAACGTCCGAAGTCCTGCCTGCAATGTAGGTCTTGGTGTACTCGCTTTCCTCTTGGTCGCTGGTGTGGACGGAAACGACCTTGATTTCAACGTAGCAAGGTGGGTACGTGTATACTCCCTGCGTCTGTGTCGCTCCTCCGTAGCTCCATGTCCGTTTAAGTGCCGGGTCTACTTTCGATGCATCCCACGACCAGTTTATTTGGACGTCGAAAATCATCGTGCAGGCAATCTTTACGTTAAGCTGGCTGTATCTGGTCGCAAGTTCCAGTCCATCGAAGACGTCCGATAGGCTCGTTGGCTGGAAGTCAAGAATACCGAGTTTTGTTGTCGTGAAGAAAGTACCCTCAAAGTCGCCTACTACCGTCTGTGCATCTGCCTTCCTTGTAATCAATGGTACAGCAAGCCCCTTGATGGTCTCTTTCGCTTGTTTGCTCCATCCGAATGCAACCCCAGTCTGCGCAGTTATAAGGTCTAGAATATATTGCACCGTGACACTTGGATGGATTGCCCCTTTCGTCATATATGCTAATGAACCGCTACCGAATGCATAAGTCTGTGCTTCGCTGCTGCTGGTTCTCGCTCGGTTCTCTGTCTCGCTCTTGACTAGAACGGTCGTACCAGTGCTGTATTCCTTGATTGCGTTAATGACAAGCCAGGCTGACGTGGCTGGTGCTTGCAGGTCTACATCTATTGGCTCGCTCTCGCTGGTGTACTTCACGCTGTAGGGTGCAGAGTTCGATGTCTTATGCTGTACTCCCTCAGATACATAGAAGTTACTGTCCGACCCTGCACCCGATAACCAGTAGAGCATTCCGCTCTCTGATGGCTTCACGTAGACGAGCCTTCCTGCCTGCTTATACTTGGTTACGGAAACCGTGATTTCAGTTCCACCCTTGCCTGCTGCAACCTCTGCAACACCCCATGCTTCCGTAAAGCCAGTGGATGGGTCGTAGCTTCCGTATTCCACCTGCCCTGCTGGTGCTCCATCCTTCAGAGCAAACCGGATGTTGATTGTCGTCATTGCCGATTTAGTGTTTCCGCTTGCGCAAAGTGTACCTGCTGCGATAGCCGTTGACAAGATGGGGTCGGGTGCGGTTATGGTCGGATTGGTTTCCGTCTCTCTCGTTCCTGCATCAGGAGCAAGGCTCACTACGTTCTTGTTGCTGTCGAGTATTGCCCATGTTCTGTATTGCCCCTTTCCTAAAACAGAATCGATTGTGGCTCTCATTCCAGCCGTGAAGGGTATGATGGCACACTTGTATGCGCCATCGTTCAATACCTCTCCCGACACGTACTTTCCGACCTCTGTTCCAGTGCTTATCTTACCGTCAACGAGTGAATATGTCGTGTCGCTGTTTCCTCCAACATTACGGTCATATCCCTGCCACTCCTCGCTTGACACCTTGACCGCTGCCGTGTCATAGCTGGCATAGAACACTCCTTCTGAAATTGCCTTCTTGTAGGTGTCGAGTTTGTTGGATCTGTTGAACCGCAAATACTTCGTGCAATTCAGCTCGTTAAGCTTTAGGTCAGACGATTGCAGCGTTGCCAATGCTTGAAACAATCCCCAATAAATCGAAATTTCGATGGTTCCCTTGATACTCAGAACGCTTGCCCTGCCGTTGCGGATAATCTCTAGTCCATTGCGGAAATAACGTGCTGTGTGGAAAATATAGGGGTATTTGCTGCTGGTACTCGGTTTCCCTGCAAACTCCAGCACAGCCATATTGTGCGCTGTCTTGGGCAGGTTGATGGTGTATGTTGTGTTGGCGGTCATCTTCGTAATATCACGAAAAAGATTGCTCTTGATGTCGAGCGTGATTGCCGATTCCTCGCTCATATCCATCAAGATGCCATCGATGTATAATTGCTGGTCTGTCATAGCTGCTGAATCTGTGTATTGTTAATAACCAGGTTGCAGACGTAATCCTGCAACTCTGCTGTTGTCTTTGTGTATGTTCCTGCCTTGATTGTCACGCTCTGCCACTTGTTGCTGCCGAGGTACATGTCAACGACTGGGCTGCTGGCCAGGTCTTGCAGGAAATCGAACGTCTCGCTGTCCACAAGCGGTGCGCAAAGCGGTATGGTGTCCTCCCTGCTGTAGCCTTGCCTTCTGCCGTTCGCTCCGAGGTAGCCGAATATCGTATCGTCATACTCTCCGAGGTTGTTGCGCAGAAAGCTGGTGTCGCTGCTTATCGCTCTGCTTTCATCGCCTTGCGTGAATAGCCAGTAACGGTAGAAGCCGTGACGATCAACCCAACGCAGATAAATTCCTTTCTCCGAGTCGTTCCTTTCTATCCTTGCAAGGAGAGACTGCTTGCCACCGCTCGCCATAGCAAAGGTAAGGTCGAAAACGTCCGTGAACGTTCCAAGCTCTATCTTGCCATCGTAGTCATAGATGTTCCAGTACCTCGCCTTGCTTGGTAGAACGCTGGCGTTGATGTCCACGATGCCAGCGATGCCCGGCTTAACCATTCTGCTCGGTGCTCCCTCGTATCCGACAAGAATCTGGGAAGCAGCATTGAGATAAAAACCAAAGGAGAATGGGAAATGCGTGAACCATGTCAGCTTCTTGAATCCGTTCCACGTCTCGCCTGCCCTCATCGCTCCCCACACGTAGAAGGTCGTGTAGCTGAATGTAGCAAGGTCGCTCCCCTCGCTGTTCTTAACATTAGCTATAATAGTAAAGTTTGCTCCGAGGTTGCTCTTCTGGCTCTCCCTGCTGTAGTCGAGGTTCCCGAAGCTGATGCCATCGAAGAGTGCCTGCACATATTCCCGATAGTCCATGATGCAGTTATCTGCAAACGCTTCCACGCTGTACGTGTGCGCCTTGGTCTCCCTAATGATGGTTGTCTCGATGCTCGCAACTCCCGAGCCGCTTGCCTTGATGATGCAGGGAAGGAATGCGAAGCCTACAGCGTCCGCATACTTAATCGTGATACCGTTTTTCGTTGTCTGTCTCATACCGTCTCATTGTTTAGTTTGATGCTCCCCACCGATTGGTGGATTAAGAAAATAAGTCGCTGCCCCAGCCGCTTCATCGTGTCGGGCACAACGTTGCTGTATACGTCAGCCCTGCCGCCAGTCCGGTGCAGTCTAGAGCCCTTGGTGGCGATGGTGTGGGCGATTGCCCCTGCCATGCTCATGTCTCCACGCTCCTGCGGTGTATACTTGTGCGGTCGCTGGGTCTTGTAGGGGATGGGTGTTCCGTGAAGTCCCTTGTCCTTCATCCACTGCCGGATGATGCCACGGAAGCCGTATGGTATCTTTCCTGCCCTTCGTCCAGTCTCCAGCACCCCGAATGGCTTGTGTCCCCAGAGAATGGTTTCGTCCTCGCTGGGCTGCTCCACCTTTAGGCTCGCTATCGTCTTCCCCGATGCGTTCTGACCGTTTATCCTGATGTGGTTGATGATAAGTTGCCTTGCTCTCTCCACTTCCTCACGCATGATGAGCGATGCCGCCTTGGGGTCGAATTGTATTCCTCCCTTGCTCATACCTCACACCCTCCTATGCTCTGTGTCAGCTGAAGGGAGTACATTACGCCCGACACGATCGTGCTCAAACGCTCGATGATGGTCTCGTAGTACTGCTGCCCTTCCAGCGGTTCGAACTGGTGCGACTGGTTGATGGCTCGTATCATCCTTGCCCCTGCCACCTTCATTCGGTCGATGCACTCTCCATTGTCTTCTCCTTCCGCTGCCCTCGGTACGGTGTCGAGATAAGCCAGGGCAACGTTCACGGTGTCGTATACTCTGCCGTTGCGTATCTCTGTCGTGCCGCTGGCTGGGATAATGCAGACGATTGCCGGATAGTTCAGTTTCTCTAGCTTGGTGTCTGCTGTGTCCCAGTCCTCGAATAGGTAGGTGTAGTCTGGTAGCGTGTCTGCTGCCAACTGCTTTAATGTTTCTCTTATTGTTGCCATAATTATCTAGATTTACGTTTCATTTCCTCTGCCTGCAACTTCTGCAGGTTCCTCTCGTACACGCTTCTCTTGTTGTCCATCTCCATGCACTTGTAGATGCGAAGCCATGGCGTTTTCAATACTTGGTCGTGGTCGCTGATGCCCATCCTTACTGCGTACCAGTCGAGCATGCCGAACAGTCCGAACCGCAGGGTATCGATGCCTGCCTCCTTCTCCAGTCTCGTTGGCTTCGCTGTGTCTGTGCTCTCGAATAGCTTGTTGATGCGCTCCACCTCTGATGTTACCCAACCGATGAGCATAACAACATCAACCGCCCTAGCCTGCTCCACTTCCTTGTGGCTCAGACCGAGGACGGTTGTCACTATCTGATACAGACTTTCCTCGCTGTCTGATAGCTGGGAAAGGTCTATCAGTTGCCCGATTGATAACTGGTTGAGATTGTCGGGCACTTGTTTCCCTCCGACAAACGCTGGTCGTGGCTGCTTGCCGATTTTGTAGCTGGTGTGCCTTGCCACTGCCAGCCAGTACTTGAATGTTGTGTTCTTATCCATACGCTTTATATTTTTTGTCGTTATCTTTGCCTTAATACGTGCGCCCTAGCCGTTCCATGGCTCGCTACGGATAACTTCTTTAAGGCTACGTATCGTATTGCGTCTATGCCGTGGTTGAATGCGTCTATAGGCTGGTTCGTTGTCTCTCCATCCCTTGACTTTTTCCACTTGTATTGCTGCATGTTCCCGATGATGCCGTGGCTGCGTCTTGTTATGTTGATGCGGAAACGCTTCAAGATGTCGATGCCGTTGTTGATACTGTCCGCTCCCTTGGTGCTGCCTATTATCCACAGCCCTCGGTTGTGTATCTCCTGAATGCTCTTAGGCTCTGCCGAATCCGCAATGATAAGGTCTCGTTTCGTCCGTCCTTGCTCCTTGCATCGGTCTGCGATGTCATCGTTCGTCATTCCAGGCTGGTAGATTTCTTCATCCACCCATAACTCTCCGTGCGCCAATATAACGTGCTCCAGCGCAGTTGGGTCGTTGGTGAATCCGAAGTCCATACCCCTGCATTCCATCTTCCACTCCTCCCTTGGTGGCAGCTTGTCAACGATGCCCCAGTTGGTGAAGATAAGCCCGGTTATCTTACCGGTCAATCCTCTAGCGTACACTCTCCAAAGTTCGGGGTCGTCAATCTCTTCAATTTTCTTGTGCTCCTGCTCAGTCAGGAATCGGTTGTTTCGGTGGTCGCTCATGATCAGTCGGCAGTCATCCCTTCCGATGATGTTGTTGTGCACCCAGAACCTTGCACTTGGGTTGTAGTCGATGAATACCTGCTTACGTGTTCGGATAGCAAGCTGCCAGAACACTTCATAGGGCACACCGTTCGCCTCGTTAACAAACAGATAGTCTCGCTTACCGTTCTTCGCATCCTGCGCATCTTGGTAACTCTTGAACTCGATGATGGAGCCGTTCTTTCCCCGGTAGCTGCTGTCGCTCTTGTTATTCTTGAACCAGTCCAGCAACTCTGCCCTTGAGTGCAGGATGGTGTCGAGGTCTCGCATGGCTCCCACTTTCAAGTTCGGGAGGTCTTGACCGCACACCGTGATAATTGCCATGGGGTGCTCAAAAGAAAGCACTATAAGACGCTGCATGATGGTGTATGTCTTCCCCGAGGACGTGCCGCCCTGGTTCACAAGGAATCTCGGCTTCACGTCCGCATTCGGGTCATACAGTTCACCAATAACGTCAAATAGTGCCATACTTTCAAACAATAAAACTTAAAACAAAAATTATGGTAAAATTATTCTTTATCCAATCCTTCACGCTCGATTACTTCCTGCTCGCTGGATGCGCACTGGTGTCCCGAGTTGATGTATCGTACCTCGATGCCGCCTTGGAAGCCTGCGTTCAGGTCGAGCACGACCTTATCCAGTCCGAGCAGCTTGCAAATCTGCGTCTCAGCCTTTAGGATGATGTCAAGATACCTTGGGTCTCCTAGTCCTCGCTTCTCAGCATCGAACATTATCGCCTTGACGGTCTCGATTGAAACCTGCTTTCCTCGCTCATCTAGGAGTGGCAGTCCATGCTGGGTTGATTTCTGCAAGTGGTAGTCTTCCTTGGACTTCTCCCAGGCTTCCCACGCTTCACGTATCACCAGCTTCAACCTTGCCACCTCGCTGGTTATCTTTTCGTCCGTGTCGGTCAGTCTCTCTTCCCTCCACTCCTTCAATAGCCGCTGAATGTCGCAGTGCGCCTGATTGTATTTCGGTCTGTCGAGCCGTTTCCTTACCTCTGCCGTGATTTCTCGCTCCGTCCATCCTCTGCGATATAAGGGTGCGATAATCTGCAGGCGGTTCTCTATGTCGATGCGCTGTGCCCTTAGCTTGTTGTTATTACCTTGTGGCATATTTTGATTCCTTGAAATTTATTTGATTTTTTATAAAAATTCTACTTGAAAAACTTGCATATTTCAAATAAATTTCGTATCTTTGCAAACGTAATAAGGGAAGAGTCCTTATTTACTGAAACCCTCCGAGGATGAGGGAAAAGTAAAATGAAATCCCAAAGCCTTATGAGAACTTACATTTCGATTAGGATTTGGAAAATCAAAATAACCTTCACGATTGAGCTCTGAGGGTTTTGATTATTCCAAGGGGTGGTGCTCGAACCACCACCCCACTTTGGGATTTCGTTTGCAAATTTACGAATTAATTTTCATATAACCAAATTTTTAACATTATGAGTACTACGAATGAAACTACCTCCAAATCTTGGGGAGGTGCTCGCAAGGGTGCAGGGCGAACGAAGAAATACGCTGCAACATTCTATTTCGGTGCTACCGAGGACGTGGCTAACATCTTGGCAGGGGTCGATAAGAAAGACCGCAGCGACTTCATCAACCAGTGTATTCTCAAAGCGATGGGCAGGGGTTAATCTCCTGCCTTTTTCGTTTCCGCTCCCTTGGAGTTATTTTGTGCGAATTTTGCGTGTGTGCCGCTCTTTCTGCAAACTGGTGTAGTTTATCAACCTTGAAGAGAAAAGCCGACACATCGCAACTATTCGACCTGCTTCTTAAATTCGTCTATCTTGACTGCTTTCTCGCCAGTCAGCTTTTCCCATCGTGCAATGATAACATCGCAATAATGTGGGTCGAACTCCATCAAGAACGCATTTCGGTTTAACTGCTCGGCTGCGATAAGCGTTGTGCCACTACCACCGAACCCGTCATATACATTCCAACCTTCCTTTGTGCTATTGCCCATCAAATAAGCAAAAAGCGGCACTGGCTTCATCGTAGGGTGTTCCCTTGATACCTTAGGTCGAGCCATATCAATAACCGTTGTCTGCGCTCTGTCGTTGAACCAATTGTGCGCACCTCCATTTTTCCATCCATAAAGACACGGCTCATGCTTCCACTGGTAGTCCTGCCGCCCGAGACAAAGCGAATCCTTGTTCCATATCAATGTCTCACGTAGCTCCAAATCTTTCGTGCTCATCAAAGCCTCTCTGAACCACATCGAATAATTGTCACTGTGGAAAATATAGAAAGCAGCACCCTTCTCCATGGTTTCTTCTGCTGCCAAAAATGCAGCCGATAGGAAATCTCGGAACTTGTCATTATCCATTTTGTCGTTCTTGACCGTCAGCCCATCCGTTCTATGCTTTCTCTTGCTCATCATAGCAGAACCTTTGTAGCCATATCCAACATTGTATGGAGGGTCTGTAAGATACAGATTAACCACTTGCCCCCCCATAAGGAACTTGACCTGCTCTGCATCCGTGGAGTCACCACACATAAGGCGATGTTTTCCGAGTTGCCACAGTTCGCATTCCTTGCACCGCTGTGGGATTTTCTCTGTATCCTCATCGAACTCATCGTCCTTTGCCTCCTTCTGATCCTCGTCTGCCTGCTCTCCATTTTTTAAGGAATCAGGACTCATCCACCCTTGCAGCTGCCAGTCTTGAATACCCCAGTCCTTCAAGAGGTCGGTATTCCACTGGTTCGCCAGTGCATCGGTGTCCCAGTCTCCGAAGCCTGCATTATCCTTGATGATGAATTCTTTCTTCTGTGCTTCCGTGAGGTCTGATGCCATAACGATAGTTGCGGTTGGCTGCTCCTTCCACAGGCTCCAGTAGTAGGCGGCTGACCGCTTCTCTGAATCGGTCAGCCGCTGGTCTGTGTCGAGAACGTCCTTGATAGCTTCCGGTGTCATGCTCACGATGTGGCAGAGTGCCCTCGTTCTCATATTGCCCCCCAGTGCCTTGTAGGTTTCGTCTACGACTATAGGGCGAAGCTGGAGCATCTTAGGAAATACAAGAATGCTCTTGACCAGCTTTTGGAAATTCGCCTCAGTTATGGTTCTAGGGTTCGCGTCGTTCTCGCTGACCCTCGATAGTGCGATTTCTTCTGTTTTCATTTTCTTCTTGTTTTAAGTTCGAAATACGTGCTTATCTGATAAACACTGGCGCAAAGATACTACTTTTTTGCTTTAGTTGTTTGTTCTTTGCACACTTTTAACTTTTTCCAACACTTCGTTTTATCTTATCCATCAAAGGCTCTGATGGTCTTCTGCAGGGTTGTCTGCGGTTTTACCTTGACTGGGAATCCTGCACATACCCATGCGAGTAGAAGTGCGTCTCTCTGGTCTTGATTCATTCTCGGCATTTTCTCTCCTGCGCTTACAAAATAAGCAATTTCGTCTTGCGTGATTTTTCCATCCTTACCCCTCCAGCACTTCTTTAGCGGCTTGATGATTTCGCAGGGGATATTGTAATGCTTGCAGCATTCTACGATAAGGATTCCGGTCTGATGGTTCATTCCAGTGGATCGTCCGATTGCTGCTGCCTTGACTGCTGTCATGAATTTACTTAGCACATGCCAGTTGCTTTTGTTGAGCCAGCCGCCTTCAATAACGACCTTGACCTTCTTGCATCTTTCGTTCATAGCCCTGAGGTAATCTATCAAAGCTGGAAAGTTCATTTTATAGGCGAGAAACTTCTTGTCGTCAAATACTGCTCCGACACCGCTTTCGTTGTTGTCTGGGTCGATTCCTATTATAACTGTTCCTTTTTCCATTTCGTTTTCTTTTTTGTTTTATTTTTGATTTTCTTTTTTTTGTTATTCTCTTGAAATTTTCGTTCTAAGCCGTTATCTCTGTGTCTGTGGGTAGTTGTTCGGATTGTGGAATCCTTCGTGCGTGTGTGCGCTTGTGCGCGCTTGTGCGCTAGTTCCCTACTATTCCTATCCTCTACCCTATAGTCCCTTCTCCTTTCATTTTCTTGCTGGCTTGAAACGGAAAAATCGAGGGAGTGCCTGGAGATTTGCAAATAGGTGAATATCTTATATCGAACGAGTTTATTTTACAAGCACTCCCTCTTTGGATTTTGGATTTAAAATAATAGCAAAAATCTTCATTAACATGGGATTCTTGCCCTAGACTATCTTTTTGTTCATTACTTCATGTTCCACCTCGCTTTCTTTGTTTAGAGTGGGCAGGCCATCAACGCTGCCCAGCTGGTTAAAAACTTATTTACTGTGGTCCAAGGATTGCTCCTTCTTTTTCTTGACACGTTCTGCAAGCCACTTGAAGTGCTCTGCCGCCTTCGGGTCTCGGAAGATTGAAGCCTGCACTTCCGGATTGATTCTTTCCAGCTTCTTTCTTTCCGCTTGAAGCCTGCGCTGCTTCTTCTGCTTGTCGTTGTATTCCTTGATTTTGTCGGGGTGCTCCCTTCTCCAGTTGCTGGCGTACTCCAGCATTCTCTTTCGGTGCTTGCAGTAGTACTCATGGTTGTACAGAGAAGTCTTTCCCCTGCGCTTTTCCTGCTGTCTTTTTCCGTAAATCTTAACCTTTTCGGGGTGCGCCCTTCTGTATTCTCGGTTCTTCTTCATCAACTCATCACGGTGCAGCATGTAGTATCTGTGTCTTCTCGCACGCCTGCGCTCCTCGAGTTCCTTGTCCGTGAATTTCTTCCTCTGTCCCATTGCATTCCTTGATGTCTTGGTGTTCAACATATTGCCTGCGAGGTGGGCAGTATCTGCCGTTGATGCAGTTTCGCCCTCCCTCGCAAGCCTTGCATAATTCACTCGCCATACGCTCTCTAGAATTATAAATCCTCGCTGTCGTAGTCAGCAAAGGCGATATTCTCGTGCCCCTCGTATGGGATGCAGTGTTCGAAGTCCGCTGGCTTTCCGCTGTATAAAGGCAATGCGTTGTATCTATTCGTAGAATTCTCTCCATGGTCACGAATAAATAATGCAGGACGCCACTTGAATCCGCTTCCTATGCTTACCAGCACCTTATCAAAGGTCTTGAAGTCTGGCTGCTCCACCGCTTCCTTCTCTTTCTTCTCCCAAATGGAGTAATGCTTGTTGAACAGCTCGGCTTCGTCCTCTGTCGCTTCCCGAAGTTCATCGTGCAAACTTCTATTCAGATAGAAGGTTTCGTTGGCAATGAAATGTTCGGTCTCAATTTCGTACTGCTTACCGAATACAAGCGTGCCGTCGCTCAAGTTCTTGCCGATAAACTTACCGATGACAGTCACCTTTCCGTCCTCGTCTTGCTCGTTGAAGACGTAAAGTTTGCCGATTTTAAACGCTGGCTTCAAGTCAACAACTTTCTTCTTCTCACTATTCCAAGCCTTACCTTCCTTTTCTAGAGCTGAGAAGAGCTGTTTTTTCTCTTCTTCTGTGGCAAGGCGAATTTCTACGATACTATCATTGTAAATTTTATATTCACCACTAATATCTAATTCCTGTGTTCTAGTGTCTAGTGAAGCGTGGGCATATAAGTCACCATTCTCTTTAGAGTATTTAAAGATTTCAATATAATCATCGCCCCTGCATGTCACAAACAAAACATCTCCGTCCTTGAACTCTGGCTGAGTCTTCTCAATCTCCAGAGTTTCACGGTTCAGTTTGCCACCGAGCCGCTCTTCAACGAATCGGATATAGCCTGCAGGATCATCGCTCTTGACAAAATCGGCTGTTCGGAAAGTCCCACGACTTGTGTAGATACATTCTTTCTCCTTGAGGTATACTCCGACAAACTTCATCTTCGTGTCATCCTCGTATTTCACGAAAATGCAGGTGCCCTGCGTGTCCTTACCTACATACTCCAGCACGTCTCCCTTCTTGAAGAACTTGCTCCAGTCTCTCATTTCGTTAGATGGGAAAAGCATTACTTCTCCTCCCTCCATCCATCTGCCGTTCTTGTTGAAGGAATATTCTCCGTTCTTATTCTCAGTCCAGATTGCTTCCCATGCTTCCTTGTTGGATGCAAGACAAGTGAACTCAACATTTCCACAAAGTCGCGTGTATAAACTGGTGCCATCAGGCACACCCTTCAAAATCTCATAAATATCAAAATCTTTCTGTTCCATAATCTGAATGTTTTTTATTGTTTATAACTTAACGTGTCCGCATTGTAATCCTTTAGGATACATTCTAGAGCCTTTACCTCATCATCTGCCAGCCAGATGTCTCTGTCGCCAACTGACAGATGATGAAGACCGCATTCACGGACAAGTATGATATTATCAACTCTGTTCATAGCCGATACGGTTTATGATAACTATTTGAAAAGTTCCATCTGTGGATGAATGATGTCTGCTCGCTTCTTCTTAGCCGCCCAGAGAAGGAGGTTGGTGTTCTTGGTTCCAGCATTCTTCTCGAGGTCTCTGATGATGCAGGTCAGGGCATCGTGCTCCGCTTCTTTCTCATTACCGTAGAAGATACCGAGTTCATCATATCTACTTGGGTAGGCTACCGGGCTGTCGTACCCGTGCTTTCCCTTCTGAATGCTGTAGCCCCATATCCAGCCGAACTGGGTGTTGGCGGTCATTACCTTCCATCCCCAGTTGTCTGCACCCTCTACGGCATACTCGATTACGTGCGGATTGATGCACTCATCCTTGATGTTGTACTTGAAGCCTTCATGCTCCGCAACTGGCTTCTTAATGTCGTAGCTGTTATCGGTCAGCCACTTGAACCAATCGTTCGATGTCTTGAATACGAGCCCTGCGGCTCTGCATTCGTGGAAAAATAATTCATTCATAGCTATCCCTCCTTCATGTACTCAATAAGTTCCTCACGCTGCTCAGGTGTCAGAGCGTCTGCAATGCGCTCGGCTGCTTCTTTCTGTCCGTTGACGTTCAAGCTATCGAATGCTTGCACAATGATGTCGACAGTATTGTCGATTTCAAGATACCAGATATTGTCCCCTACAACACTCTTTCTGCTGTCTTCGTCTGATAAGTTTTGGAACATGTCTACCAAAAATTCCTCTTGGTCTTCTTTCGATAAACCGTTGAACATTTCTTCAAGGTCGATATCAATGCTCTGATTATTGTATTCTGCCATAATTCTTTTGTTTATTTAAATTTTAGTTTTACTTATCAGCTAATAAACTCCTTGAACGCTAGATGATACACGTCATAGACAACACTCGTCACGTAAAAGCAGATAAGCCCGAACGAGTGCCCCTTGTCGTCAATTGAGATTATCGGGTATGGTTCGTTCGTTTCCCATTCCTCCGGCTTGATGTCGTCAGCCTTGAAATAAGCGTCCAACGATACTTTCATTCTCTCTAACACCGAAGTTCCGTATACTTCCTTTATCTTCTGTTGGTTTCTAAGTGCATATCTTGCCATAATTCTTTCGTTTTAAGCGTTCAAAATCTGTTTGCCTTATAATTTACCGTCCGAAGCGTGAAAACGTCTCAGAGCGGCTATTTTTGCCCTCATCCGTTATTTTTCGGGCTTCCAGTCGATGCCCAGCCGCTGCAGAACTCCCTGCTCGTAGAATCTTACAAGTGAATCCTCGGCTGGCTTGTTCCGTGGATTCTTCTTCAGGTCGTCCAGGTTCTGCTGTATTACCCATCTGAACTTGTCGTCTTTGCTCTGCTGGCTCGCTGGCTGCTGGTGCTTGGCTTGCTCGTAGCGTTCCCCGATGCTCGGTCTTTCCGTTGCCGCTGGATCTTGTGCCTTGACTGCTGCCTGCGTCTGCTGGCTTCCTGCTGGCTGCTCGTTGTCGTAGTTGCCTTCAAGCACCTTGGGGAAATTGGAAGGGCACATCATCCAGTCGAAGCTTGCAACCCATCCCTTGCCGTTCTTGCCGTTCATGAAGTCGCTTGCCATGGCTTTGTCGATTGCCTTGTAGACCTTCTGAACGTCCCCTCCGTATTCCCTTATCCTTGCACGCACGTTGCTCTTGCGCTGCCCGCTCATCAAGGTTAACCTTCGCATTGCGCTGCCCGATTGGTCATGCTTGGTGTTCCAGTATTCCTTGATAGCCGCAAAATCAATCTTGGCGCATCGTTTGGCTGGGTCAACTTTCGGATTTTCCGAAATTGACAAACCTTCTTTAGAAGGTATATTATTATC